CAAAGATTTAACCGCTGCTATGGATAACCTCTTGGCTAACATGGGTACAGAGGATAAACGTAAGGTTCAAATCTATGCTAAAGTTAAAGCTGAAGAACCAGCAATTCCTTCCTCATCTTCTTCAAATAAAGGTACTTCAAACCGTACTAGCTCAAGTGGGGGAGATGACGATGGTCCTAGAATTATTAACCCATCTGGCCCATCTCAAACACTTGGCACAACACCTTCTGCTGCCTCACAGCCTACAGCAACAACTGGCGGTGGTATGACTGGCTCTGATACAAGACCAGATGATCCACGAGGAGAAGGGCAGTACGGAGGCCAGTCTACGTCTGCTCCTATCATCCCTTCTTGGGAAGCGGCTTCAGATAGCTACAAAAACCAAGAAGATGACGAGACAGGTCTACTAAACAAAGGCGGCTTGATGCTAAAGAAGAAGAAATAAACTACTTATATAACTATAAGGCTACCCAGCAATAGTGCTGGCCCCAACATAAGGAAAACAATATGTCTGAACTAAGAGCAGTAGAAGCCCCAAAGGTTGCAGGTTTCGTTGATCGTGGCTATAACCATGACCGTAAGCGTAAGCGTATGGAAGAAGAAGAAAAGGAGATCGCTCGACTAGAAGCGATGGCACGAGGTGAAGAAGTCGAAGAAGAAGAAGAATCCAGTAGCGAAAGCACTGAGCCAGCCGCAGTACAGGCTCAGGGTTCTTCCCAACAAGAAGAAGCCAACACTCAAGCTGAAGCACAAGAAGACGACTCTAACCTAAACGCTGAAGAAAAGTCCTTCAAGAAACGCTACGGTGATCTGCGCAGACATGTGCAACAAAAAGAGAAAGAGTGGGAAGAAAAGTTTGAAGCCTTGGAGGCTCGCATGAAAGGCGAGAAAGGTATCAAGCTTCCCACCTCAGACGAGGACATCGAGTCTTGGGCTAACAAGTATCCTGATGTAGCTGGTATCGTAGAGACTATTGCTGCTAAGAAAGCACGAGAGATGTTCTCTAAGGCTGAGAGGAGACTACAAGAATTAGATGATGCTAAGTATGAAGCAGAGAGAGCTAAGGCAGAGAACGCCATTAGAAGTGCTCACTCAGACTTCGATGACCTAAGAGCATCTGATGAGTTTCATGACTGGGCAGATTCACAACCTAAGTGGGTACGTGATGCTCTATATGAGAATGCAGATGATGCAGCCTCAGTCATTCGAGTGATTGACCTTTACAAGGTTGATAACGGCTTAACCACAAGAGATAAGAAGAATGCTCGTAAAGCAGCAGCTTCATCTGTTGGTAAAGGTTCTAAGTCAAAAGTAGATGTTGAAAGCACCAACGGACAAATTAGGGAGTCTGACGTTGCTAAGATGTCTAACAAAGAATTTGAAGAAAACGAAAAGGCCATTAACCAAGCTATTCGCTCAGGCAAATTCGTTTATGATCTATCAGGTTCTTCACGTTAAACTGTTGACAATAAAGAGTCAAACAGTATAACTATAGGTAATCGTATAGAGCCTCCGTATGGACTACCTCTTGATTACTTCCCTAAACTAAGACTAGACAAAACCCAAGAACTACCTGTTCAAGTATAGGCCCGTTGACTATCTGGTAGGCCAACTAGATACAAGACGCACCCTAGAAAACGATCAGCCTCTTCGATTTGTTTTAGCTTATTTGAGTTGAGGTGTACACCTTTAACTCGTGTATACCCTTTAAATCAAAAGCCAAACATCAAGGAGATTTACAATGGCCTTTGGATCAGTCTCAGGTTACACCAACCTGCCTAATGGAAACTTTTCTAGTGTAATTTACTCTAAAAAAGTCCAACTAGCTTTTAGAAAAGCTACAGTCGTTGGCGACATCACTAACTCAGAATATTTTGGTGAGATCGCTAACCAAGGGGATACAGTGCGTATCCTTAAAGAACCTGAAATTTCAGTGTCAGCCTACCTACGTGGCCAGGACATCACAACGCAAGACCTTGCGGATGCTGATTTCCAGCTAGTCGTAGACAAAGCGAACTACTTCGCCTTCAAGGTAGATGATATCGAAGAGGCGCACAGCCACGTAAATTTCATGGACCTTGCGACCAACCGTGCAGCTTACCGTCTTGCTGACCAGCACGACCAAGAAGTTCTAGGTTACCTAGCTGGTTACAAGCAGTCTGCTTTGCATGACAATGCTGACGCTGTTAATGACCAAGTCAACGGTACTAAAGCAAATACAACTGCTGGTAACGATGAATTGCTTGCGGCTAACAAGCTAAACAAGGGTGACTTTGGTAACATCACTACATCAGGTGCTGATGACCACTCAATCCCTGTTGCTGCACGTCTACCAGGTGCAACAGACCTACCAACAGCATACGTATCACCAACAATGATCGTTGCTCGTATGGGTCGTCTATTGGACCAACAGAACGTAGACAAGTCTGGAAGATGGCTTGTAATCGACCCTGTCATGATGGAAATCTTGATGGACGAAGATTCACGCTTCCTAAACGCTGACTACGGTGACGCAGGTTCGTTGCGCAACGGTCTAGTTATTCCTAACTGGAATGGCTTCCGTGTGTATGTCTCAAACAATCTACCATCAGTAGGTACTGGCCCAGGCACCACAGGTACTGCGAACCAGAACACTAACTACGGTGCGATTGTTGCTGGTCATGATTCTGCAGTTGCAACTGCTGAGCAGATCAACAAGACTGAAACATACCGTGACCCAGACTCATTCGCTGATATCGTGCGTGGTATGCACCTATATGGTCGCAAAATCCTACGCCCAGAAGCGTTGGTCACAGCTAAGTACAACTTGGCATAGTAACTTAAAGGAGAGGGCTGGGAAACTGGCCCTCTTACTCTCATGACATTACTCTCATCATCCTATAAACGAACACTCATTGACACACACAAAGCTACAGAAAATGCTTGGGGTGGGGGTCACAGTGTAGATAAACTTCCTAAGTACGAAAGCGAGATGTCTAAGCTAGGTGTTAAATCTATTTTAGATTATGGCTGTGCTAACGGGAAGTTTAAAGTTTTTATGGATAAGAAAAAACCTCATTACATTGTGTACGAGTATGACCCAGGTATTAGAGGTAAAGACAAGAAACCTAGTCCCTGTGATTATGTAGTTTGTTGTGACGTTATGGAGCACGTTGAGGAAGACTATTTAGAAGCTGTAATGAAACATTTAAAGTTCTTGATTTTAAAAGGCGGTTTCTTTAACATATCTACTAAGTCAGCTATAACAATTTTAACGGATGGTACTAACGCCCATAAGATTGTAAAAGATGGTGAATGGTGGGTAGATATCTTTAAGAAATACTTTGATGTTTATGACGTGGAGATAAACAGAATTGAAACAAGTTTTAAAGTGCTCCCAAAAGTATCCTCTTAAAACAGTTATTCTTCCTCTTGATGATATTAATTCAGTTAATGACGACATCCAAGACAGAGCCTTTAACGAAACTCTACAGAAGTCTTTACAGTCTAAAGGTATGCTAAACCCTATCCTTGTTTGCACAGATAAAGACTTCAAACAAACAGACATAGCTAGGTTCGAGAGAAGAAAAGTCCCTGAGGACATAAAGGAAAAGTATAGGTGCTTAATTGGCAACAATAGGTACAAGTATGCTTTAGATAATGGTTACACCCATATCGAGTGTTTTCTTGTTAAAACATTTGAAGATGTTAAGAAAGCGCATTTAAAAACGCAGATATCGCCACGTAAAATGTAGAAGGAATTAATCATGGGTATTACAACGGCAATGTGCA